ATGTCCGACAGCACATTCGACGTCACCCGCTACGAAAACCGTAACGGCGTCATTTCTTGGCGAGTCTCCGGCTGGCTCCATGGCCTCCGTGTCCGTAAAAACTTCAAATCCCGAGAAGAGGCCGGAGCCGAGCGCGCCGCCCTCGAAGCCAAGGCCGCGCAGGCCGCGAGCAACGTCCGCGCCGCTTCCACGTTCCTAAACGACGACCAGCTTCGCGAGGCCGAGGCCGCTTTCCGCCGCCTCGCCGATGCGCCCAAACCACTTTCGTTCTACCTCGATTTTGCCTTGGCCAACTACCGCGCCCCCGACCGCGAGCAGACCTTGGCCGACGCCGTGACGACTTACCTCGCCTTCAAGCAGCGCGAGCACGACCAGAAGCTTCTTTCGATCTCCCAGCTCGACCACATTCGCCGCCATCTGGACGTCCTCCAAAAACGCTTCCCCGCCGTCCTCGTCTCCCAGTTGACCACCCAGCAGCTCACCGCCCATTGCCAGCGCGGCAACGCCTGCCCCAAGACCATCAACAACCGGCGCGGCATCCTCCACACCTTCTTCAAATTCGCGTTCCAGAAGGATTGGGTCGCCGCCAACCCGGTCGAAAAAATCCCCCATCACCGCATTGCTCACCGTCGCGGCTCCGCCAAGACCCTGAGCGCCGAGCAGGCCGAGAAGCTCATGCACCACGTCGAACAGATCGACGGCGGCAGCCTCGTCCCGTTCTTCGCGCTCGCCCTGTTCGCAGGCATCCGCCCATGCGTCCGGCATGGCGAAATCCTCAAACTCAAGGCCGAGCATGTCCGGCTCGATACCGGCGTCATTCTCATCGAGCCCGAGGTCTCGAAAGTCCGCATGAAGCGCAGCGTCGCCATTCAGCCCAACTTGGCGGCCTGGCTGAAAGCCTATCCGCTCGACCGCTGCCCGATCATCCCGGCCAACCTGCAACACACCCGCGCCGCCGTCGCCAAGGTGTTCGACCTCTCCCACGACATCATGCGTCACACGTTCATTTCGATGCACGTCGGCAAATTCCGCTCGATGGGCGAGGCCGCTTTGCAGGCTGGCAATTCCGAGAGCATCATCCGCAAGCACTACCTCGACCTGAAGACCAAGGAGGAGGCAGAGGCCTTCTTTTCGATCATGCCCGAGAAGGCCGCGCCCTCCGCCGAGCGACCCGCCCCGGCCGAGCCGCTTGCCTTCCCCTTGCAGACCGAAGCACTGGCGGTCGCGAGCTGATTCTACCACCGGTCTGCATCCGCCCGTGTCATCACCGACACGGGCTTTTTCGTGCCGATATTCCCGCCCCAGCCGCCGCCCATGACACCGTCCCCAGTGCATGAATCCTCCCTCCGTTTCCGCTCCCTGCCTCACGTCCCAGCTCACCGACATCGTCGGCCTCCGCGCCTCCGGCATATTTCCGGCCGGTCGCGAGCCCTCGATCCGCACCCTTCGCGAGTGGACGAAACTCCGCCGCATCCCGCATCACCGCGTCGGTCACTTCGTTTATTACGACGCCGCCGAGGTCGGCATTCACATCCGCACCAAACTTAAGATTCCCGCTCGCGGCTGATCAAAACGATCACGTGCGCGGTTTATCTGTCCCCAGTATGAACCATTTTTCTGCTTTGGCCTATAATTTGCTAGTGAGGCCATTGCACACCCATGGGCCACGTATTGCTGGGCACACTTCCTCAAACCCGCGCATGGAAAGAGGTAGTTCGATTGCTTGTTGCTCATTCCGATGCAGACGCCGTTGCCGCCGCAGCCCAGAAAGCCGCCGACACCGCCTTCGCTGTGATGGACAAGGACCCCGGTTTTCAGGACGTGGTGGAGCTGTTGAGCCAATTGGGGGCCGCGACAGAGAGTCCCGATCCATCGAAACATCTCGCGAGCTACGGCATTCAGCTCCCGCCTAATCCTTCGATCCTTGCCGTAAGCTTGGCTATCAAGCGCGCACTCGATGCCGCTTCGGCACGCCGCGCACACCTTAGCGATCTCGCCTCCATCGGAGGCCGGTCGCTCATTGCAGCGGTAACGCACCATCTCAACAACGTCCTTGGCACCTTGGTCCCACCCACGGGCCATGAGGTTCAAGCCGCCCTGGGAAACCTCGGCCGCGAAACCCAGTTTGGGAAACTCGCGCGGACGTTCTTTTACCACGTCGCCAAAGACTGCCAACGCCACTTCCTTTCCAAGGTATTGGGTGCCCATGTCGGCGAGGGGCGCGCGTTCGCCACCACGGCCCAACTCTCCACCTTCGAGGGTGCCCTGGATCAGCACGCCAACGAAGCCAGCTACATCGTGGAAGTCTTCGCCAAGGAGTGGTTCTCGAAACGGATGTATGAGGACGATAACACCATCTCAAAAAAGCGCTCATCCGCCTTCGGCTGGAAGGCCATGACGAAGATTCGCGCCGAAATGAAAAACCGAGCAACCGATGATGCAGCACAGTGAAAATCATATTATCTGCGGCGGCCTGCCGGTCCCGAAGAAGCTTAAGGGCAGCACCGTTCTGGCGCTGAACCTTCACGGCAAGCTGGGCGATGACGACCACGTCAACCTCCGCATCGAGCACTTCCACATCCCATTCGGTCGCACCCTCGCACCTCGGTTCATCGACTTGGTCGAAATCGCATCCTACGTTTACGCGGCAGACCAGGCGACCATTCGCCAATACCAGGACACTGACCGCTTCGGCATGGATTGGCGTCAACGCCTACACTTCCGGATCCCGGTTCGAGATTTGGAGTTCTGGAACCGACCGGATGTCGGAAAGGCCCTCGTTGATGTCCTCAATTTTCTGGGCGATCACTTTTTCAGCTTCGAGTTTTCAAAGGCCAAGAAACCCGTCCCGTTTCAGGACTACCTCACCTCTGCGGAAGCGCCCACGATACTCTCGTCCTACGACGAAATCGCGATGTTCTCGGGTGGGTTGGACTCTCTGGCAGGCGCGGTTGAGGCTCTGCGTCGTCACCATCGCCGCATGGTGTTTGTGACTCATTTACCCACCACGAAAAACAACAGGCTTATCACGGATTTGCGCGCCGAGCTCCAAGCGCTGGTGCCGAACGAGCCCCCGCTTCACGTCGCCATCGAGGTCAACAAGTCCAAGGACCTCGGCAAAGAGCCCACGCAGCGGGTCCGCTCCTTCCTATTCGCCTGTCTGGGCGCGACGACCGCGCATGCCATCGGCCTTAATCGCCTCACGTTTTTCGAGAACGGCGTCATCAGCCTTAATCTGCCTCTCTGCGGTCAAGTAGTGGGCGGTAGGGCCACGCGGACGACCCATCCCCGCGTGCTCGCCGGGTTCTCTCATCTGTTCTCGCTGGCCTTTGAGCAGCCTTTCGAGGTTTCCAACCCCTATCTCGAAAAGACGAAAGCCGACGTTGTCCGCGTTTTGGTCGATCAGGGCGCCGCTCAGCTCATCGGGAAATCCATCTCTTGTGCTCACACCTGGGAGCGTCGTGCCGATCAAACCCACTGCGGCCATTGCTCACAGTGCTTGGATCGCCGGCTCGCCATGCTCTCTGCCAGTGCCTTCGACCACGACCCTTCGTCCATCTACCGCACCAATATCTTCACCGACTCCTTGCCGGCAGAAACTGACCGCATCCTTGTCTCCACCTATATCGAGCGAGCCAGGACGATGAAGCAAATCTCCACCCCGGAAGAATTCATCATTCGATATCCAGAAGCCTTGGATGCGGTCGAGTTCGTGCCCGGCGCAAACCCAGATCGCGCCGTGCGACTGCTTTTTGATCTCTACAAGCGGCACTCGATGGAAATCGACCAGGCGGTAAAGTCCATGCGCATTCGCTACTCGGACGACATCCACGAACACCGTCTCCCCGGAGATTGCCTTGTCCGCATCGCCACTGACTCCTCCGGAACCGTGCCAAGCCCCGTTGCTGAAACGCGAGTTCTCGATGAACCGGACTGCCTATTCCGCCGCTTCGATGAGGTTTGGGAGTTCCGTTTTCTCGGCGGTCGGAAGTTTATCATCAAGGACAACGACACCGGTTGCTCCTATCTGCATTATCTCCTTTCGAATCCCGGCGAATCGTTCTCTTCATCCCAACTTGATCGAGCTGCCAAACCACCTGTCGCGACCCAACGGGATGAGGAGATTTTGGGGACGAATCCGCTCCAGACCGAGCTATCGGTGGTCGAAGAACTCGACCATGGTGGAACGGCCATAGATGAGCGCACGAAAGCCGAGGTAGTGAGCAAAATCCGGGATTTACGAGTGGCCAGAGTCGATGCCGAAAGAGCCAACAACTCCGTCGAACTCGCCGAGATAGACGAGGAGCTTTCCGGGTATGAGCATTACTTGAACGGAAGCGTCACCAAGTCGGGAGCCAGCCGCAAAATCCAAGACCCTGCCAAACGCATGAACGATTCGGTTCGGGCTGCTTTCAATCGTCTCCTTGGGGTTATTGGGGGCAAGGATGCTCGCTTTCATACGCACCTCACCGACCGCGACTGCCTCATCTTTGGAAGCGACAATGCCTATCGCCCCCCGGCGGGTATCGCCTGGGTAACTGCCTGATTTCATCTGCGACGCGTCACGTCGCCGATACGACACGTCACGTCGCGCTGAGTTCTGGAAGGCAAATCCATCTAGCGGCAACAGCCGGTGCCGAGCTGCGGGGTGGAGACGCCTGACCCAGAAATGAGTCAGCCACTATCCAACGAACCATCTCCTCTAGACCGCGCCAAAGATCACCTCAGCATCTTCGTCCTCTGGCACGCCCTTGGCCTGCCCGGCTCCCCCAAGAAGATTTGCCACTCGCCCTTCCGTGAGGATCGGCGCGCCTCGTTCTCCATCAGCGACGACGGCAAAGTCTTTCACGACTTCGCCACCAACGATTCCGGCGACGTGGTTGCCTTCGTCGCCCGCGCCAAGAAGTGCTCCTTGGGCGACGCCGCCCGTGAGCTGATCCGCATCGCTGCGCTCACCCCGGCACAACCCGTCCGTCAGAAGCTGGCTAAGAAACCGCTCCGCATCCCCACCTTCACCGTCCCCACGGTCGGCGACCTCACCGAGATTCAGCACGTGCGCGGATGGCCGGCCTTCGCCGGTCTCGAAATCGCCATCCAGCGCGGTCTGCTCCACCACTGCACCATGACCGATGACGGGGTTTCCCGTCCGGCGTGGGCGATCACCGATTCTGCCCGCCGCTCCATCCAAGTCCGCCGCATGGACGGCCAGCCGTGGGCCTGGAACAAGGCCAAGGCTTGGACGCTGGGCGGCAGCATCGCCGGTTGGCCCATCGGTGCCGCCGACATCGGCGACCGTCGCCTCATCCTCTTCTGCGAGGGAGGCCCGGACTTTCTCGCCGCCCACACCCTCGCATGGCTCGCCGAGCGCGCCGCCTCGGTCGCCGTCGTCTGCGTCCCCGGTGCCTCCGCCTCGCTTCATCCCGACGCCCTGCCGTTTTTCACCGGCAAACACGTCCGCATCTTCGAGCACACCGACGACGCCGGTTCCGATGCTGGCCAGCGCTGGGCATCCCAGCTCAAGCAGGCCGGAGCCACTGTTGACGGCTTCGCGCTCGACGCGCCCCACAAGGATCTCGCCGACCTCCTCGCCGCCACCGACGGGGAATCCCTCAACTGCCCCGCCGATGTGTTCGAGGGCCTACCCAAGGAGGACTCGTCATGCCGGTGAAATCCTACTCCGACAGCCCTGCTCCCGATCCGCACGGCGCATCTCCCACCGGCGCTCACGTCCCCGGCGAGGCCCCCGGCGCACCCGCCGCCATCCCGTTCCCCGAAAAATTGGTCGCGCGTGTCGAGTCCACCCGTTTCGACCCGGCGAATCCGCCACCAGTCGAACCGTGGGCGTTCAAACTCGCCGGGGTAGAGGTTGCGCACTCTGGCAATCTCGTCACCATCGCCGCCGCCGTTAAGTCCGGTAAAAGCTCCGTCATCTCCGCGATGATCGCCTCGATGATGGGCGCGGCGGGCCGGGATTACCTCGCCCTCGACGGCAGCAATCCAGACGGCAAGGCCGTCCTCCACTACGACACCGAGCAGAGCCGCGGCGACCATTACCACATGATGATGCGCGCGCTTCGCCGCGCCGATCTCGCCACACCGCCGAGTTGGTTTTCCAGTTACTCACTCACCTTGCTCGACCCGTCCGAGCGCCGCGCCGCCATCGGGGCGATGGCTCGCAAGGCCGCCGCCAGCGGGGGACTTCACTCGCTCTTCATCGACGGCGTCGCCGACCTCGTGTTCGACGTAAACGACCTCGCCGAAGCCTGCGGTCTCGTCGCCGAGCTTCACCAGCTCGCCACCGAGACCGGCTGCGTGATCGTCACCGCCCTCCACCACAACCCCGGCGGCGAAAAGACGCGCGGCCACCTCGGCAGCCAGATCGAGCGCAAATCCGAATCCGTCCTCGTCCTCCGCAAAGACGGCGAGACCATCTCCATCTCCTGCAAACCCGCCCGCCGCCAGGAAGTCAGCGACGACAAGGCCCCGCGCTTTTCATGGGACACCGCTGCCGGCATGCACCTGCTCACGCAGTCCAAGGCCACCGCCGCCGACGACCGCAAGCGCACGGAGTTGGCCGAGTTGGCCGAGGAGATTTTCGCCGGTAAACTATCGCTCCGCTGGACGGAGATGTCCGACGCCATCAAAGCGGCTCGCGGTGGCGCAAACAGCACCATCGAGAAACGGATCAAAGACATGAAACGGCTGGGGGTCATCCGCTTCGCGGGTGCCGGCTCCTACGCGAAAGGACAGCCATGAACCCCGAACCCCGAGGTCACCCCGATTTGACCCCGATTCGGGGTCGCACCCCTCATTTTACCCCGAACCCCGAAGCCCCTATATGTAGGGGCCGGGGTGCAGGGGTTGGCTTAAAATCAGGTTCCCGTCTCTCCGCCGCCGATCTCCAGGACGCGCGCGATGCCGAATACGCCACCGCCTACCGCGATTGGCTAGCCACCCTCCCACCTGATGAACGTGCCCGCCTCGCCACCCAAGGCCTCGGCGAACCCGACACCAAGCGCCACACCTCCCAGCACGATGACGAGACGGTCATGGAGTTGACCGAGTCGCCGGAGATCCAGCCCGACGACCAGGTCGAGGAGGACGACGAACGCGCCTTCGCCGCCAAGCAAGCCGCCCAGTCCGCCACCCCAGTTCCCGCCGACTCCTCCCCATCACCGGGGGGCTATCTCGCGGCCGGCGACATCCTCGCCTCGTTCTGCGCTCGCATCCGCGCTCATCCAAACCCGCTGCTCGCCTTCGACGCTGCCTGTTTCGCCTCCGGCCTCATGGGCATCGAGGGCTTGAGCGAGACCGCCCTCGCCAAACGCCACGGCGTCACCCGCGCCGCGTTCTCCCGCCTCGTCGTTCAATGGTCGCAGACCTTCGGCCTGCCGCCCTCACGGGGGATGCGTTCAAAACGCGCCCGCCAATCCTACCGCAAGTCCCGCCTCAACCACCTCTCCAAACTCAAATCCACCGCCCACCATGTCCACTGATTCCGCCCTCTCCCTCAATCTCGCCCCCGAGATCAACGCCGCCTTCTCCGAGGCCAGCGCCACGGCCGCCGCCGCCACCCTCAACGCACGCCAAGCCGTTGCACGCGCCCTCGAATGCGGTCGCCTCCTCAATCTCCAGAAAGACGCCCTCCCGCATGGCACCTGGCAAGATTGGCTCGCCGCCCACTGTCCCGCCATCTCCGCGCCCACCGCCCGCCGTTACATGAAGCTCGCCAAGCACGCGCCCGACACCGTCCTCGAAGACGCCGCCGGTCTCCGCCAAGCCTACATGGCCACGGGGGTATTGCCGGATTCGCCCCGTCAACGTCGCGAACCCGACGCCAACACCCCCACGGTGAACTATGTTCGTGGCCTCGACCAATTCCGCCGCTGGTTCCATCAACGCATCGAGGAGGAGCCCTTGTCGAAATGGTCGCCTCAAGCCCGCCGTCTCCTCCGCAACGAACTCGCTTGGTTCAAGAAACTCCACGACGACCTCGCCGCCTGACAATGCCTGCGCTCACTCCGTTCGCTTGGCGATCCCGCTCCCGCGTCATCGTCGCCCCAACGACAACACTTTCCCCGTCCTCCTTCGCCCGCTCCCGTTGGTCGCTACCCTCAACGCCATCGGTCGCTCCGCTCCCTCGGCGAACCACGCTAACGCGCTCCGGCGTCACGTTCTTGGTAATTCGCCCGCAGACGGTGCCGCTCGGCCTCCCTCCATTCCGCTCCGCGCTACCGTTCCGCCTACGGTGCGCCAGTGCCGCCTCACCGGGGGCCGCAACGCCCTTCGCCCCTGACAGCACGGATCTCGCCGAGCCGAGAACCGCGCCGTCTCGCTACGCGAACGGGGCTGCGGGCGTCGCGGCTGATCCCCGGCCAGGCGTCCCTGTCGCCCCTTCGGCTCCACGTCCGCACTACGCTTCATTCCGGTCACCCGACCGTCACCGACTGCTCGACTGTCCGGCTCACAACGTCTCACGCCCCAAACCAATTCCAGCGCGTCGAGACGCCGTCACTCGGTTCCGCGCCCGCCAAGGCGGGTGCTCACCGAGCGCCGCCGACTCGCCGAGCCACAACGACTCCGGCCCCCCGCTCGCAAGGCTCGCTCGGTTCCGCCTCATGCGCCGGGGGCTTCGATGCTCGCCGCGCACAACGCGGCTCGAACAACTGGTGTGCGGTTCGTTCGCAAAGCTCACTCACGACCCAACGCGAACGCGCGCCATTAATGCGGAAAGCCCTCCGCTCGCCACCGGGCAGGTCCCCCGCCCGCATAGCAGGCGATCCGGGTTCACCTCCGTCACGGCGAAGGCGCTGGCACTGCGGCAGCCCCCCGCGCTCGGGCTGCGTCGTGTCCCGCGTCCATCGTCCGAGTCATGTCGGTGAACCCTTCTCGTCCCGCTCTGCCGTCATGCCACCTGCTTCCCCTGCGCGCACTACTTACCTTATGCCCAATATGCCCTCCTTCGGAGCAAGTCCGGCACCCTGTCAGGGCACCCGCCCGGAGGCATTTTTGACATAAGGTGGAGTAGTGCGCTCGGGCCGGCGGCGAGCTTGGGCCTCTCCAGTGTGCGGCGCACGAATCAATTCCACTGCGGCTTCGCCGCCCATAGTGAAAATTCTAGCGGCGCTGCTGCGCCAATAATAGGACCCCCGCCCCCGCCCGGGCCGTCCGATAATCGGGAGGTTCACAACCGCCGCTAAGCCTCATCGCGGGCCGTCGTCGCAACTCCCGCCGCCAGGCGCCCCCATCGTTCTCTCGCTTCGCTCGTTCACTGGGGAGCTTCCCCCCGCCGCCCAAACCGGGCGGTGGCCCCGCCCGTCCCGCCCGGCTACGCTTCGCTGGCCGGGCGGCGGGCTTGCGCGCCGCTGGCGCGCTGCTTCGCCCTGGCACCCGCGCGCTCCACGCAGAACCAGCGGGCACCGGGCTCCGCCTTCGTCGGGCCGGGCGCGCCGAGCCGCGCGTCGGCCCTCCTGCGCCTCGGCGGCGGCGGGAGCCGCCCACTCGTTGCGGCGGGCTAACGCCCGTCTCCACGCTCAATCGGCGCGGGCCTCGGCGTCGGACTCCGCCCGCCGCCCAGCAACGGGGGCCGTTCACGCGCGTTTTAAGCCGTCGCCAAATTCGCCCGCGCGCCCCCGTTGACACCTCCGCGCTGGGAATGCCCATCACGGTTCCCAAGTCCGACAAAGCCGGCCGGCTGTCCAAGTTCAGCACGGCCTTGTTCGAGCGGGTCGTGGCCGACATCCGCGACGGCGCGCCGACCGCGACCGCCATCGAGAAGCAGGGCATCGACCACTCCACGTTCTACCGGCACTTGCAGCGCCAGCCCGATCTCGTGCCGCTGCTTCAAGCCGCGCAGCTCGAACGCGACCGCGTGCGGAACGCGTCTCGCATCGAGGATGCCGAACAAGAGTTGAAGCGCCGTGGCATCGACGGCTGGACGGAGCCGGTTTTCGACGCGAAGGGCCAGTTGTGCGGAGAGCGCCGTCGCTACTCCGACGCGTGCCTAATTTTCTTCCTCAAGGCACATAAGCCCGAGGTCTATTCCGACAAGCCGACCACGGTTGTCGCCACCCAGGTCAACATCACTGCCGACCGCGAGAAAGACATCATGCGCGAGTGGCGTTCGCGCCTTGGTGCCGTCGAGCCACCGCCCCCAGCCAAGGAGGTGTCACCATGAGCAAGAAGCTCAAGGTCACGCCGCTCGATCTCCTCTTGCCCTACCAACTCGCGTGGGTGCGCGATGACGCTCGTTTCAAAATCTGGCTCAAATCTCGCCAGATCGGCGGCTCTCTCGCGGCCTCATTCGAGGTAGTCGCCGACGCGCTCGAAACCGGCGGCGACTGGGTAATTCTCAGCGCGGGCGAACGGCAGGCCCTTGAGTTCATGGACAAGGTGCAACGCGCCGCGTCCATCTTCTGCGATGCCATCAGCTACTCCACCGGCAAGGAATACCGGCCCGATGTGCAGAAGTCGCAGCTTCGTTTCCCCAACGGTGCCCGTGTCCTCGCTCTCCCCGCCAATCCGGCGACCGCACGCGGTTACTCCGCCAACCTCGTCCTTGATGAGTTCGCTTTCCACGAAAACCCCGAGGAAATCTGGCGTGCGGTTTATCCGATCATTTCCAATCCGCTGCGCGGTGCTCTCAAACTCCGTGTCATCTCCACGCCCGCCGGTCGCAACAACAAGTATTTCGACCTCTGGGAACACGCCCCGGCTTTCTCCCGCCACAAGACCACCGTTTACGATGCCGTTGCGAGCGGCCTCGCGCTTAACATCGAAGAACTACGCGCTAACCTCGCCGACCCCGATGGCTGGGCGCAGGAGTTCGAGTGTCAGTTCATGGAGCACTCGTCACAGGTGTTCCCCGCCGATCTTGTCCGCGCCTGCGAATCTGACGACGCCACCCTCGACGCGTCCGAGGAGCTGTTTTCGCGCGAGTCCCGCATCCGCCCCGCGCTCTTCGTCGGCATCGACGTTGGCCGCAAACGTGACCTCACCGTCGCCTGGACGCTGGAGCGGTTGCCCGGCGGGTCGCTCATCACCCGCGAGGTGCTGGTTCTCGACCGCATTCCGTTTCCGCAGCAAGAGGCCATCCTCGCCCCGCGCGTCATGGCCGCCGCCTTCACTGCCATCGACGCGACCGGCATCGGCGGCCCCGTAAGCGAACATCTTGCCGCCGCCTTGGACGAAACTCGCTTGGAGGGCGTCACCTTCACCGGCGACCGCAAACGCGAGTTGTTCGAGCGTTTGAAAAAGGCGTTGCAAGCCCGCACCGTCGCGCTACCCGCCGCCGCCGTCATCCGCGACGACCTTGGCAGCATGCAACGCATCGTCAGCCCCGGCGGTTCGATTCGTTATGCCGCCGCCCGAACCGCCGACGGTCACGCCGACCGTTCCACCGCGCTCGCACTCGCTATCCATGCCGCCCAGCGCAACCCCGCCGCGGGCTGGGGAGCCTTCGCGTCAACCCGTGTGCCAACCGGCATGAACGGCCACCACCGGCCCGCGCTCACCCGCTTTCGCGGCGCGTGGGCGCGATGACACGGAGGTCTTGGCATGTCTGATTCACCGTCACCCGCCAAACTCGCCGCGCCCGTCATCCGTCCCTCCGCCCGCGACTTCGAGCCGCAGCTTTTTGGACGCTGCCTTTCGCCCGATGCCGTGGGCGCATTGCTCGACGCCGGTGCCCGTGGCGACCTCGCCGCGCAGAGCGATCTTTTCAACCTGATGGAGGACACTTGGCCGCGTCTTCGCGCCAACCTCCAGAAAATCAAGAACGCCATCCGCAAGCTGCCGCTTAACGTGCAGCCCTTCACTCCGAAGAACGGGAAACCGTCCGCGTCCGCGCAGGAAAAAGCCGCCTTCGTCGAGTCCGCGCTCCACCTACAGCGCGGCTACGTGGACACCACGCGCGCCCCGCTCGGCTCCGCCGTTTACGAACTCATGGACGCCGTCGCACGCGGCCTGTCCGTCGTAGAGATCGACTGGACGACCGACACCACCGGGTTCGTCGTCCCCATCGGCTTTCGCCGCGTGCCGTCTCGTTACCTCGGCATCAACACCGACGGCACGCTCGCGCTCCGCCTCGATCCCGCCGTGTTCGCCGCGCTCACTCCCTTCGCCAAACATCCCGGAAAATTCCTGACCGGTATTTTTCAGTCCAAGTCCGGCGCACTCGGCGAGACGGCGCAGCTCCGCTCCCTCGCTCCGCTTTGGCTCGGCCATATGCTCGGATGGGAATGGCTGGTGCAGAAAGCCGAGCTGTTCGGCACGCCCTTGCGCTGGGCCAACTACCCAACGACCGCCACCCAAGCCGAGATCGACGCCATCACTGCCGCGCTCCGTAACATGGGCACGGCGTCATGGGGTGCGTTTCCGCAGGGCACCAACCTGCAAATCCTGCAAGGCACCACGCCCGGCGTCTCCGGCCCCAACGACCCCAGCGAACGTCTCATGGGCATCGCCGACCGTGCGTGCGACATCATGCTTCTCGGCCAGAATCTTGCCGTAGAACAGAACGGCCAAGGTAGCCGCGCCGCCAGCGAGGTTCACCGCGAGGTCGAGTTGGATTTGTTCGAAACCTACGCCGAGTTCATCGTCGCCATCCTTAACGATCAGCTAATCCCCCAGTTGATCGCGCTCAACTGGGGCAGCGCCGAGGAAATCCCCTTCGTCGAGGTCGAGATTTCGCGCCCCGGTCGCGAGCAAGATATGGCCGCCCGCGACAAAACCCTCTTCGTCGAAATGGGCCTGCCCGTCTCGCTCCAATACCTCTACGAACGGCACAAGGTTCCAACGCCTGACGCTGGCGAGGCTCTTTTCAATCCAGCCAGGCCCGTCGTGCAGACCATGCCCTCTGACCCTGCACCGGCCACGGCGAAGGAATGCGGGTGTGGTTGCGGTGCTCCGATTGACGCGACCTCCGAAAGCTCCGCCGAACTCGCCGCGCGCCAAGCCGCCGCCCAGTCCGCTTTCCCCCAGCAGGTCGCGGAGGCCAACGCGAACGACGAATACCTCGTTTGGGACGCCACGCTCGACAACCGCACCACGCCCCTTTGCCAAGGCCTCCACGGTCGCCGCTGGGGTGACGGTTGGATTTCTCCGCCGCCCGCGCACTACAACTGCCGCAGCACGCTGGTCCGCGTGCCGAAAGACCAATACCAAGCGCCCGAGTAGGGGCGTTGACAGCGCGGCATCGGCATGACCCTGCCGCTCCACGCCGCGTTTTCAAACGCCCTCGCCGAGGGCTCCGTGCTTCCGACCGACATCCAATACATGCCGCCCGGCCGGCATCGCATCCGCGCCTCTCAAGGCGGCAAACCCGTCTCCGTCGAGGTCGCCGTCAGCGCCGCCACCGCCGCCGTGCTCCAAACTTTTCTCGCGGCCAAGATGACCGCCGCTACCGAGGGCCGCGAAGATCGGCCCTTCTTCGATTTCAACCACGAAGACCGCGAGGCCTCCGCGTGGCCGACCGAGTTCTACTGGGCCGGTGACGACCCGCAGACCGGCGGTGTCCGCGCCCGCCTCGAATGGTCGGACGCCGGCAAACGCGCTGTGGAGGGCCGCACCTTCCGCCGCTTCTCTCCCACGTTCCACCTCAACGCGTCCGGCTGCGTCACCGGCTCCGAGATCAACATGGGCGGCCTCGTCAACCGTGCCGCCTTCAAGCGTATCGCTCCGCTCTTTGCCGCCGCCCCCGTTGACACCGCGCACGAGCAACCGCTCATGCAAACCCTCATCTCCACGCTCCGCGCGCTTTCGCTAGTCGAGGCGTCCGCCACCGAAGAGGCCGACCTAGTTTCGCAGGTCTCGCGCTCCGTCTCCGCCCTCAAGTCGCAGGTCTCCGATCTTCAGGCCTCGCTCACCACTCAGGCCCGCCAGCGCGCCGAGTCGTTGGTCGATGCCGCTGTCCACGCCGGCCGTCTTCCAGCGAAGGACACCGACGCGCGCGGCTTCTGGGTCGATGCCCTCATCCGCGACGAGGCCAAGGCCGTGAAGGCGCTCGACGCGCTCGCGATCAACCCCGTGCTCGCGCGCCTCACCCCCGGCGGCGATCCCGCCGCCGACCCGTCCCACCTCATCACCCGGCAGGAGCAGAAGCTCGCAGCCGTGCGCGCCGCCAACCCCGGCGCGGATTTCCCCAGCATCTACGCGAAGGCCAAGGCCGAGAGCCCCGAGCTGTTCCGCTGATCGCATCTACCTCCGACCTACTCGCTACTTTTTATGAAAACGTCTCTCGTCCGCACCAACGCCATCCTCCCGTTCGAGGCGGCCTCCGACCTCACCGGCCAGGTCGGCCGCTTTGTCGTCCCGAGCGCCTCCGACAAAGTCATTCTCGTCAGCTCGCCCACCGAAAAACCCCTCGGCGTCCTTCTCACCGATGGAAAACAGGGCGACCGCGTCTCCGTCGCCATCGGCGCAGGCGGCCTCGCCGGCACTGTGCGGGTGAAACTCGCCTCCGTCGTTTCCGGCCCCGGCGTCGATCTTCAGATCACGTCCCACGGACACGTCGTGGCAGACACCGGAAGCGGTGCCCGCGTCCTCGTCGCCCAGTCCCTCGAATCCGGCACCGTCGATGAACTCATCGAGGCCGTCCTCTTCCGCCCCGTAGCGCTCACGTGATCGTTTTCGCCACGCCCAACTAACCGCGCTCTCGACCCGCCTCTCACCATGAGTTCGTCCAAATACAACGTCACTCTCACCAACTACGCCCGTGGCCTCGCCCAGGACATCTCCGCTTCGCTCGCCACCTTCCTTGCGCCGGAGGTCGTCGTTGCCGCCGCCACCGGCCAATACAAGAGCTTCGATGACAAGAACACGTTTCAGGTCATCGACACCTCCCGCGCTGTCGGCGGCCCCGCCAAGCGCCTTGAATTCGCCGCCAGCGATCCCACTTACAACTGTCTCCCGCAGGCGCTCGAAATCGCCATCGACGACCACGAACGCGACGAGGCCGGCCAAAACGATCCTCTCCGCCTGGAGGAGGCGAAGACCCAGACCCTCGTTTCGTCCGCCATCACTTCGCACGAGGCCAAAGTCTTCGGTATCGTCTCCGCGCTCACTGCATCGGCTAACATTACCCTCGCGAGCGACGACCCCATCGCGAAGCTCGACGAGCAGATCGAGGCGCTCGCCACCGACACCGGCCGCATGCCCAACCGCCTCGTCATCGGCCTGCCCCTCTGGAACAAGCTCCGCAACAACGCCAAGGTCATCGCCCGTTTCCCCGGCGCGGCCTCCGTCGGCGTCAGCATGGCTCAGTTCGGTTCGCTGCTCCTCAACCCGAGTATCGACATCCGCGTCGGCATCCTCGCCAAGGACACCGCCAAGCTCGGCGCGGCCAAGGCCAACGTGAACATCATCGGCCAGCAATTGGTGATCTTCCATGCCAGCCAGAGCCCCACGCTCTACGATCCCAGCTTCATGAAAACCTTCCGCCTGCGTCGCGGTGGCGTGGACGTGGTTCGCATGTATCGCGAGGACTCCGCCCGTTCCGACATCCTCGCCGTCGATTGGTCGGAAGACATCCGCGTCACATCCTCCGTCTGCGCCCGCAAAGTCACCGGCAGCTAAGCCAGCAACGTTTTGCCGCTTCGTCCATGCTCAAAAACGTGGTGAACCGCCTCGGCGACCTCATGGACGACGGCAAACCCAACGACTGGT